GATTGGTAATGCAATGTTTGATGAAATTGAAGATGAAATTGAGGTAGACACTGAACCACAAGAGGAAGAATAATGACTCAAAGAACTCTTGTAAAGGGAGCAGAAGAAGCACTTGGAACAAACGCTGGAGCAGCAAAAACATTTTCTGGAGCAACAGTTGTTCGTTTAGTTAATACTGCTACTGGTGCAGATCACTTAGTGACTCTTGCATCTGCAGTAAGTGGTAGCACTGTAGGATCCTTTACATTACTAAGAGGCACTGTAGAGTTCTTGGAGAAAAATCCAGAACAAGCGGTGTTTGCTGCCAACGCTGCTGTGAAAGGTGCAAAAGTAGGATTTACTGGTTAAAAAAATGAAACTAATTACAGAGGAAGTCCAAAAAGTTAAATTCATAACTGAGGGCAAAGGTGCAAATAAAAAGTTGTATATTGAAGGTGTTTTTCTACAGGGAGATATCAAAAATCGCAACGGAAGATTATATCCTGTAAGCACTCTTGCAAGAGAAGTTGGAAGATATAATGAACAGTTCGTTAACAAAGGAAGAGCACTTGGAGAACTTGGACATCCAGATGGCCCTACTGTTAACTTAGATCGTGTATCTCATAAAATAACTTCACTTCGTCAAGAAGGTAAAAACTTTGTTGGTAAAGCACAATTACTTTCAACACCTATGGGTAAGATTGCATCCAATTTAATTGGAGAAGGAGTTACCCTCGGAGTCTCGTCTCGTGGTGTCGGTTCACTTAAAGAAGACACTGCATCTGGATGTAAAGTAGTTGGTGAAGATTTTATGTTAGCAACTGCTGCTGATATAGTTGCTGATCCATCAGCACCTGACGCATTTGTATCAGGAATCATGGAAGGAAAAGAATGGGTTTGGGAAGGAGGAATTCTTCGTGAACAACTTGCAGAAAAAACTGCAAAGAAAATCAACACTTTAGTTGATCAAAATAAATTAGAGGAGCATAAACTTGGATTATTCCAAGATTTCTTAGCAAATCTGTAACATTATAAATAAATATAGATTATTTTAAATCTAAAATTAAATGTCCGTTGGTCAAAATTAAACGAAATGGAAAATGTAGTAACCAAAGGGGCAAAATCGGCAGATCCAATGCCAAAATTGTCCTTAACAACTCCCGGTCAAACTGGGTCTTATGAGGATTTAGGGGGCCCTACTCCTGAGAACTCAAAGCCTGATGATGATTCAAACAAATTGAAAACACCCGGCACAACCTTAAAACAGGTTAAGGATATTGTCTCTAAAGGTGCAAAACCTGCAGATCCAATGCCAGCGGGCATGAAGGAAGAGGAAGAAGTAGAAGGCGATGTTGTCGCTGAAACTGAAGTCTCTGAAGACGAAGTAGTTTCTGAAGAAGAGACTGCAGAAGTCGAAGAAACTCAAGAAGTTGTTGCCGAAGAGGAAGCAACTGAAGAGGAAGAAGTAGTTGAAGAAGAGCAGATTGACATCGAAGCAGATGTACAAGCACTCTTTGAAGGCGAAGAACTTTCAGAAGAGTTTCAAACAAAGGCAAGAACAATCTTTGAAGCAGCAATTAATTCTAAACTTGCTGAAGTAAAAGAAAGTGTTAAAGCTGAATACGAAGAGCAACTCGTAGAAGAAGTTGCATCTATAAAGTCAGAACTTGAGGAAAGAGTTGACGCATACTTAGAGTATGTGGCAGACGAATGGATGACAGACAATCAAATTGCTGTTGAATCCGGTCTCAAGACTGAAATGACTGATTCATTCTTAAATGGAATGAAGAGTCTTTTTGAAGAACATTATGTATCAATCCCTGAAGACAAATATGATGTCATCGAGAGCATGGTAGATAAACTTGATGAAATGGAAGGTAAACTCAACGAGCAAATCGAAAAGAATGTTGCTCTAAACAGGAGATTAGCCGAGTCCTCTGCAGATGTAGTCTTTGGTGAGGTAACCGAAGGACTAGCAACAACTCAGAAGGAAAAACTTGCAACCCTCGTGGAGAATGTTGAGTTTGAAAGTGAAGCAGACTATCGTGAGAAACTAGTTACTTTAAAGGAATCATACTTCCCAAGTAACGCTGGAGCTCAAAAAGACAAGTCGGAGAACCTATCTGAAGAGACAAGCACTCCAACATATCAGGATATATCCAGTACAATGGAAACATATCTTCAGACAATGAGCCGTGTGTCTAAAAAGTGATTTTTTTATCATAAATTCAAACTAACGAGGTAAATTTTTCAAATGCAAGCCCCTATTAATCAGGAAGCTCTTGTAGAAAAGTGGGCCCCACTTCTAGACTATGATGGACTAGATCCAATCAAAGATAATCATAGAAGAATGGTGACTGCAGTTCTCTTAGAGAACCAAGAGCAAACACAACGCGAAGAGCGTGAATTCTTATCTGAGCAACCTACAGTAACAACCGGTTCATCTGGTGCAACTGCTGGTTTCTCTGCTGGTGCTACAGCTGGTGGCCCAGTCGCTGGTTTCGATCCAGTACTTATAAGTCTTATCCGTCGTTCTATGCCAAACTTGGTCGCATATGACCTAGCTGGTGTACAACCAATGAGCGGCCCAACAGGACTTATTTTCGCAATGAGATCCAGATTCACTAATCAGAGTGGAACTGAGGCACTATTTAACGAGCCAGACACAGCATTCTCTGCACAGCATCCAGATGGAGGAAACGACATCTCTGCTGGTTATACACAGAATGAAGGTGCTTTAACAGGAGCCGCTGTTGGTTTCGGTACAACTGGTGGTAACTTAGGACATCAGACAACAAACCCTGCTGCACTAAACCCAGAGTCAAATGCTAACCAAGCAGCATTTACAGTTGGTCGTGGTATGGATACAGAAGACGCTGAAGCATTAGGCGAAAGCGGACAACTGTTCAACGAGATGGCATTCTCAATCGAGAAAGTCACCGTAACAGCGAAATCCAGAGCACTAAAGGCAGAGTACAGTTTAGAACTTGCTCAAGACCTTAAGGCAATTCATGGATTGAATGCTGAAGCAGAATTAGCAAATATCCTTTCAACAGAGATACTTGCTGAGATAAACAGAGAAGTTATCAGAACAATCTATAAGGTTGCTGAGTCTGGAGCACAGACTAATGTGGCAACTGCCGGTGCGTTCGACTTAGATACTGACAGCAACGGTCGTTGGTCAGTTGAGAAGTTCAAAGGACTTATCTTCCAAATCGAGAGAGATGCGAACGCTATCGCACAAAGAACTCGTCGCGGGAAGGGTAACATGATCCTCTGCTCTGCTGATGTTGCATCTGCACTCACAATGGCAGGAGTTCTAGATTACACTCCAGCACTTAATGCTAACCTTAATGTTGATGACACAGGCAACACATTTGCTGGTGTATTACAAGGTAAGTATAGAGTATACATCGATCCATTCGCTGCAAACTTAGCTGCTGATCAGTACTATGTTGTAGGTTACAAAGGTGCTTCACCTTATGACGCAGGATTATTCTACTGCCCATATGTACCTCTACAAATGGTTAGAGCAGTTGGACAAGACACATTCCAGCCAAAAATTGGTTTCAAAACCAGATATGGTATGGTCGCTAACCCATTCGCTGAAGGAGATGCTACTTCTCAGGGTCTTGGTCGTCTTGCAATCAACAAGAACCGTTACTACAGAAGAGTTAAGGTTTCCAACCTTATGTAATCTCAATTACATATTTTCCCAAGAGACCCTTACGGGTCTCTTTTTTTTATGCTATACTAAATAAATCATGATAATATTTTCTTTTATACTTTCACTATTTGCAAATCATCTACCTGTGATGTATGTTCAAGTACCACAGTGGGCAGATGATTGGGCAGTTTGTGCTGTAGATATACCAGATGCCAAATGTCATTGGTATGTCGTCGCACCTGATAATACATTTGGTGAGGGATTTGATTGGGAAGAGGCACCTTGGTTTGATGCCACAGGTTTAAATGATGTTGCACCCATACAAGCAAAGTCAGTTGTAGAGAAACTTCAAGAGCAACACTAGGCATTTCTTTTTGTTAAGAAAAACAGTAATAGGTATAAATTTTTTTGTAAATAGTTATGTCATTGCGGAGAGAACAATGCACTAAAACCCCTCTATATTATGGGTCTAAAAAAATAGTCATCTAAGGTCAAGTAATGCACAATTTAATTTCTTTTAATCAGTTGGCAGGTTCATATGAAGAACCAAGTAATGATTTAATCACTGAATACTACGAGTGCCTAATTGATTGCGATGATGACCAACATATATGTAAACGCATTTGTAAGGAAGTCTTTACCTAAGAAGTGTACGCTGTGTGATATAGTAAGGGGGGTCTACCCCCTTTTTTTATGTGCTAAATACCTATATGAAAGATAAAAAAGCAGCTAAACTTATCATCAAAAGGGCAAAGAAAAATCCATTTTTATATTCATCAGCTGACATTTTCTACGCAAAAAAAGTAAAAAAACTAGAAAAAGATGCCTTACCACATCAAGAAACCCAGTCATCTTGATTCAAGTGTCAATGTATATTACATTGGCGACAGGAGATGGTCTGATAAATACGATGATAGAAAACAGTATACTAACAATCCAACATACTTAACAACAAATAATGATGGTAAGAATGGTGGATGGGATGGTTGTACTGTCGTCACCGAATAACTAAATAACTAAAAATAATAGTGCCATGAAACAGTCACCTAGACAATTGAAAGAAGCACATGAGGCCTACGAAAAGATTGTAGATTATCTTATTGCTGAAAATTATGCTTCAAGTAAATCCGATGCAGATACCATCATTGGTGGTATGAGTGAAGAGTGGTATCATATGATAATCAACGGATAATGAAAAACCTTAATCAATTTCTTGATGAGGCACAATCAGCAAAGTGCCCTAAAGGATACAGATTTGATTCAAAACTAAAGAGTTGTGTTCCCACAAAACGATATAAGTATTATCCTAGTTTTGGTGGGAGGTATTATCGTGGCGGAGATAATCGCTCTGATAGTGGTAATGGCAATGGAGGTAACGGTAATGGTAGCAATGGTGGTAATGGTAATGGCAATGGTGGTAACGGGAATGGCGGTGGGAATGGTGGATCCAACGGGGGTGGTGGTAATGGAGGAGGTGGAGGAGAATGAAAACTCTTCAACAGTTCCTTGAATCATCTAACCCTAGAATACCTAGAAAGAAAGGACAACCAGCAAAATCTAAAAAACACTCAGACTTATATACAGATGAAGATCCAAAAGGCACGATACATGGACTCGGATTCAAAGATGAATCAACAGCGAGATCCAGTGTTGCAAAGATTAGAAAATCAAATAGATCTCATGCTCACAAGATTCAGGCAGCAATCGCAATGGAGCAGCGAGCAAGGGTGATGGGTAAATCTGCAGAGGCAGCAATTTATCGCAAATTTATTAATTCAATGAAGAAGAAAACTAAAAAATGACTTCCTCGACTCGCGGCCCTCTTGCCGGACAAATTGCAAATCGTAATTTTCTCTCACCTGTAGGGTTTAAGTTTTCTCTTGCAAAGTTTCCTAAAATCACATTTTTTTGCAACTCTGCACTAATACCTGAAATAACTCTTGGAACTTATCAACAACCATCTTACTTAAAGAATATCGATGTTCCCGGTGAAAAGTTAACATATGGTGATTTAGATATTCGTTTTCTAGTTGATGAGAATATGGAGAACTATATGGCAGTTCATAATTGGTTAACAGGTTTAGGATTTCCGGAAACACCACAACAGTTTATTGATAAAACAACAGACTCAGATGGTATTCGTGATTTAGAAGAGCAGTTTTGTGATGGAGGACTTCATATTTTAAATAGTAATCTTCGTGATGTAGCGATAGTTAAATTTAAAAACCTTTTTCCAGTATCTTTAACCTCTTTAAGTTTTGATGCGACAGAAACAGATATCAACTACTTTACAGCTAGTGCATCTTTCCGCTATACTGTGTATAATATAACTGATACTTCTGGCAACTTGCTATGAATCTTGATAAAATTCAGGAGATGTGGGAGCGTGATGCTGTCATTGATCCTGATAACCTACATGATGAGTCACTAAAAATACCTCAACTTCACTCAAAATATTATACAATCTATAATACGATAACACTTTTGCGAGAAAAAGCAAGAGAACAATACAGTAAAGTTAAGTTAGACAGACATAATTACTATACAGGTAAGTCACCTGCAGAAGTTTATGTTGAAGATCCATTTCCATACAAAGTTAGAGAGAAAGATGCAATTCAGAGATATCTGGATGCAGATGAGAAACTTAGTCAGGTAGATATGAAGATACGATACTATGATGTGACACTCAAATTTCTTGAAGAGATAATTAGAAATATATCTGGCCGCACATATCAAATAAAAAATGCCATCGAGTGGCAAAGATTTCAATCAGGATTCTAATGATATTACAATTAACACCAAACACACATCCAATACTACATGAAAGAGTAAAAAAATGTAGTTATGATCTAGATCGTACTGAGATAAGTAAAATTCTTTATGAAAATATGATACATCACAATGGTGTTGGACTTTCTGCCAACCAAATAGGCATCAATGAGAGAGTTTTTATCATGGTGAAAGATCTTGAACATAATGAAATACTTACTTGTTTCAATCCTAGAATAGTTAAACAATCCTCTAAGACAGTTGTGATGGAAGAAGGATGTTTATCCTATCCAGATGAGTTTATAGAGGTAGAAAGGTCAGAGACAGTTGTTGTAAAATATGAAGATGAGAATAAGATTGATCATAAGATAAAGTTAGAAGGATTTGCTGCAAGAGTCTTTTTGCATGAGTTTGATCATATGCAAGGTATTAATTTTACTCAAAGAGAGAGGTAATAAATAACTATAGGTGATACCTATAGTCATGTCTCATTTGACAATATTGAAGAAGAATGAAGTCTATCTTCAGATAGAGTCGGATCCTCATGTGTTTTACGAACTGTCTGATCAGTTTACATTTGAGTTACCGGGAGCTAAGTTCATGCCACAGTATCGCAAAAGATACTGGGATGGAAAGATAAGACTCTTCAATATAAACAACGGGCAGATATATGTTGGTTTATTAGATAAAATAAAAAAGTTTTGCGAAGATCACGATTATAGTTATTCATTTGTAGACAATGAATACTATGGGACTCCATTTGAAGTCAATGAGAATATCTCATATGAAGGTGTTAAGGATTATATAACATCAATCAGCAAGTATGCTCCCCGTGAATACCAAATTGAGGGAGTATACGACGCTTTAAGACATAATAGAAAGTTGTTGATATCCCCAACTGCTTCAGGTAAGTCTCTGATGATATATTCGATTGTGAGATATTATGTTGAGCGAGGCGAAAATACTCTGATAGTCGTTCCG